TTTTGTCTGCATAGTTCTTTGATACTGCGGCAGTTTCGTATTCGTTTTGAAGTATGAATAATGCTATCATGTCCAAAAAAGCAAAGTCGCTGACATTTCGTAGATTAAGCCCTGCTGTGTTTGAGCGGTATTGTCTACTTTCAACTAGTAAATCCCAACCTGATAAATGTTCAAAGTCTTCCATTATTTGCTTCTTTAATTTGTTTAATTCCTCTACGGAATTTCATTTCGTCGCCAGTTTTTAAACTGTTGAATAAACGCTTTAATAAATCTTCACTTTGCTCTTGGTTAAAGTTCTCTTGTATATATTCAACAAGATACCGTGTACTGGCAATGACATTGACTGCTTTGTTTTCCACAAAACTTTCTCTGTCCCGTTGCGGTACAATATTTGTAATTTCTTCAAGTAAAGAACGTGTCTGTTTGCGCACTATTATAGTCCATCCTTGCAATTATTTATCCAGATAAATAAACTTAACAGTGGAGAAATTAACATGATGATGTCAAGTACAAATTTTAATATGGGAACGATTTTGAACAAGCTACGTTCAATCGAAGAAGACGCACAATTAAACGAATTAGATCCGGGTATGGATGGAGCCGGTAAAGAAATCGATCAGGGTAGTTTTACTCGCACAATGAGTCGTTTGGCAGCTATCAAAGATGCTGTTGGCGAAGATCACTACAACGACTTAAAAGCCGGTGTTCGTGCAATGTACATGAATCGTAGACCTAACTTAAATCAAATGACTGCTTTGATGGACTTATTAGAAACTATGCTTGCTTATGTAGCAGAAGATAATAGCTTGTTCCAAAGACTTAAATCTGATTTGAATAAAGACTCAGAAGCGGCTGTTCAAGCTGAACCAGCTGGCGAGCCAGCTCCCGAAGTAGATGCTCCGACAACTGCTGAACCTAATCAGCAAGAGCCGCAAGCAAGCCTACGCGGTTTAAAGTAATTAACTTTTCTTAAGCAAACTATTAAGTTTATTATTACTGTCCATTGTTCTTATAGCAATAGACGGTTCTACTTTAGGCTGTGGTGTTTCTAAACTAAAACCTTCTTTAGCTTTCGGACGTTCCCATGTAGTTGATTTTACCGGCGTACTAGCAGTATTAGTAGATTCCGTTTGTGCCTGACGACGTAGTCTATCATGCAACACATCTGCTGTAGTAGGTGCCTCTGGGCTGTCTTCATCTAAGTCTGTAATACGCAGACTAACTGTGTTAAACTCTAGTTCAATCTTTGTGCCAACTGCACTACTTGAACGTGTTTTCATAAACTGTAACTGAACTCTACCACGCTCTCGCATTGTCATACTGTTAAAGATACCAATAACATTGTCAGCAGTTTGAATCTTTGACAAACCGCCACTGATATGACTGTGATCAAACTCGACACTTTCAACTGCTCCACGATTCAACTGTGATGCTGTACAGAATAAGAATCCACCTTGTACCGCCATTGCTCTAAGTTCTTCTGATACATACTTGTCTTTAATAAATGTATTCTCTGCAGATATCTTTACAGACACAGGAGTCATCAAATCCAAGTAGTCAACTACAACAAAGTCAATCTTATTGTTATGCTGGATTTGAAATTCTTTAATCCAAGACTTTAAGTCGTTGACAGTAATACCTGCTGTAAGTTGTACAATCTGCAACTTACCCGCTTTCTTACCCTTCATTTTAATCTGTAGATCAACGTCGTCAATGTTCTTATAAATGTCTTTAGTAGCGATACCCATAAGCATAGCATCCATACGCATACTACACAAGCCTTCACTAAGTTCAAGACTAAAGTAAACGCCATTAAGTCCTTGTTGGCTCCAATTCAATGCCAAATTCTGCAAGAACAAGCTCTTGCCTGCGCCAGAGCCGCCTGCAAAGATGTTTAGTTCGCCTCTGTTAAATCCACCATACAACTTATCATCAATGGTCTTCCAGCCTGTACTAGTACCACCATTTTGATTCTTAAGTAACATTAAACGACCCATAGGGTCTGCATAGTAGTCTGT